GGTTATCGAGCGCATTGCAATCGGTTCCCATCCGAAGTATTCCGATTTCAAATGTTATAACATATCCCTCATAACGGATGAAAACAAGCGCATATCCTTGTGGGTATTGCATCCCGATTCCTCCATAGACGAGCAAATACGTCTACACAACCTAGCGAATGATGCAAAGCTCAACCCCCGGCGCTGGCGCGACTATTGGCAATTCAAGGACGCCTTCCATTCCATCAAGCACGCCTACGCCATAACCGCGCATCGCGCCCAGGGGAGTACATACGACACCGCTTTCGTTGTATGGAATGATATATTGCTGAATCGGAACAGGGGGGAGGCGTATCGGTGCTTATACGTGGCTTGTACCCGCCCGAAGAAGCGCCTCTATCTCGGTAGGGTATAATTCTTCCCAGCACCCGAAAATAACTCTTCCATGACTGGCCGTAATCGGGTATGATACATAAACAATCAAATAGGAGGAACAACAAATGGAAAGAACACTTACACAGGAAATCAAACCAACGCCGAGGGAATTAGCTGAAGAATTCTGCAACATGGACGGGGATGAGCAAGCAGAATTCTTCAGCGAAATAGCTACGATAAAAGACACTTGGGAGTTACCATTCTGTTTTCAATTGCAGGCTATAACCGATTCCCCCAAACTAACTGATGAAGGAAGGCAGATAATGGCAGATATCGGTGAATATGCACCAAAATACCAAGAGGAAGGCTAATGGAACCGACAGCAGACATCAAAGAACAACTCGTAACCTGGAGGGCAAAGGCAGCAGCCGGAACCCTCTCCATGCCAGAGATGCGGGAAGCAATCGCTTATCTCCGAACCTTGCGAACTTCCGCAACGACGAAGGCGAAGGCAAAGGGGACAAGCAAGAAGGTTATTAATTCAGAAGAAATGCTCGGGGAATTGGCCGGGCTTTAGGAAGCAGCAAGAAAAGGGAGACAAAAAGATGAATGAAAAAGAACAATTGGAAGAGCTGGCGGATTGGCTCAGTACCTGCCCAACGAAGGCATACCCAATATGCTACCTAGCTAGTCGGTATGATTCTGTTCAGGTAATTTATTCCGATATGATTAAGGCATTTCCTGAAGCCAATGTTGAAGGAAAGGAACTCGCTGTCTACCATAATGGGGTCAGAATCTTCTGCATTTTGACTTACGAGCAGCTCTCCAAGCACGTTAATTGGGAGGAAATGGTATGACTCAGCAATATTCTGAAGACCGCGCGGAGCTAGGCATAATCCCCTCCTTCCCGCCGGTAATCGATTCCTCCATGCTTTCCGATTTCCGGGCCTGCCCCTGGAAGGGCTACTTGACCTACATCGAGCATTGGAAACCGAACTTCGAATCGGTGCATTTGGTAGCAGGGGGCGCCTTCGCCAAAGGAATTGAAATCGCCAGGAAGTGTTTCTATGAACAAGGGATGAATCAGCCGGATTCCGAGGCAAGGGGACTGCAGGCGCTGATAACCGACTACGGGGATTTCGAGTGCCCGCCGGATTCCGCCAAAGACCTGGACCGGATGTGCGGAGCGCTGGAATTTTACCTCGCTTCCTATCCCCTGGGCCAAGACGGAGCAGAGCCGATAACCCTGCCTTCTGGCCGCCGGGGGATTGAGTTCTCTTTTGCGGAGCCCTTGGACCGATTGCACCCAGGCTCCAGCAACCCCTTGCTGTTCTCCGGTCGGGCGGATATGGTAGCAGAGTTTGCCGGGGCCGTGTTCAACTTCGACGAGAAGACCACAACCCAGCTCGGGCAGAAGTGGGGGGCGCAGTGGGATTTGCGATCGCAGTTCACTAGCTATTGTTGGGCAGGAAGACGAATCGGTGTGCCAATGCAAGGCACCATCGTTCGTGGCATATCCATACTCAAGTCCAAATACGACACTCAGCAAGCAATCACTTATCGTTCTGGCTGGGAACTTGATCGTTGGGAAGAGATGCTGTACCGGGACATTGACCGGATGTTAAGGATGTTTGCTGAGCAGATTGCCGAACCCCGGAAGTCCCTCGATGGCGCCTGCGTCCGATCCGGCAACCCCTGGGACAGGAACTTCGAACCCGCTTGCAACGACTACGGCGGCTGCCCCTTTCGAGGAGTTTGCAAGTCCAAGAATCCGTATGAGATATTGCAAGCGGATTTCCAACGCAGAGTCTGGGACCCGATGCAGCACCGCGAAGTATCCGTGGAAGAGTGGGAGGCAAGTTGGAAATAATCTATGAAACGCCTCTATATTATAAACGGAAAATACCTGGGTCAATCCCCTGTCCCCGCGCACCTCTCCTGGCAGACCAATCTGCTATGGTATTGTGATTCCTGTGGGGAAGTGTATGCAAGGCTTCCGGTGGAGGAGGCTCCGGGCGGGGATCGCTGCTGGCAAGCAATGGTCGGGGTTTGTGGGAAGTGTCAGCCCCGGCCTATGCTATCCCACCGCTCCCCCGGTTCGATCTGGGATACAGTCTTCAACGGCTTGCATAAAGATTTCCCGGAAGGGGTACTGAGGTATGAACTATTGCTGTTAATTGATAATATTGAAAAGGAGCTGGAAGAAGGTGAAAACAATTATAAAACGATTTGAAACTAAGTTTATTAAAAAAGGTGCTGATGACTGCTGGGAGTGGGAAGCGGGTACTTTTGGAGGCAGGTATGGACAATTTAAGTTCAATGGGAACCCTACCCTAGCTCATAGAATAGCTTATGAAATTCATTATGGGCCCTTTCCAGCTCATTTTAATGTTTGCCATACCTGTGATAATGGCCTTTGTGTAAACCCTAACCACCTATTCCTTGGAACCTCCCTTGATAATAATAGGGATAAAATAGAAAAAGGAAGAGATAATTATGGTTATGGAGCTGCAAGGTCCGATGCAAAATTCACAATGCCCCAGGTAAGGAGGGTAAGAGAGTTTTCATCTACAGGAACGCCTACTTCAGAATTAGCTTCCTTATTTAAAGTGGACCCAGAAACGATAAGAAAAATAATACTTCATAAAACCTATAAAGAGGAATTTGTATGAGCGATAAAACTTTATCAAGTCTTCCGGGTGTAAATATCCTTTTAATGGGCCCCACTGGCACAGGAAAAACTTTTAGTATTGGCACTCTAGTAGACGCGGGAATCGAGGTCTTCTACTTCGCCTTCGAAGCCGGCACGGAGTCCTTAATCGGGTATTGGGCGGATAGCGGCAAGCCCGTTCCTTCCAACCTCCACATCATAACCGTTAAGTCCGCTTCCTCCACCTGGGGGGATATGGCAGACTCCGTGAGCTACGTCAACAAGCTCGCCTATGAAAGCCTTAAAAAGATGTCCGATCCGAACCGCAGCAAGTATAACCAGTTCGAGCAATTCCTCCGCACCTTCAACAACGTGACGGATGATGCTGGGAATACCTACGGTTGCATTGATACATTTGGCGCGGACAAGGCGGTTGTAATCGACGGTCTAACCGGCCTCTCCAACGCTGCAATGAAAACCGTTGTCGGCGGCAAAGCCGACCGGGACCAGAAAGACTGGGGGCTGGCTCAAAACCTCCTGGAGAACTTCCTCCGCAAGATCTGCGATGATTGCATCTGCCATTTCGTGCTGCTCTCCCACGTCGAACGGGAAGTTGATGAGGTCCTGGGTGGGGTTAAGTTAATGGTCAGCACCCTCGGCAAGAAGCTCCCGCCGAAGCTCGCTCCGATGTTCTCAGATGCTATCCTAACCGTGCGGAATGTGGATAAGTGGTATTGGGATACGGCGAGTGCGCTGGCAGATGTGAAGACTAGGAACTTGCCGATCAGCAACAAAAACAATCCCGACTTCCGGGCGATATTGGATAAATGGGAGAAAAGGGGAGGAAGGCGATAATGTCTAATATACGCACAACAACACAGATCTATCTCAACCGCGCCGGAGAGTGCTGGACTAGGCTCTGGTACGGGGAGAAAGTCGGCGGGGAAGTTCGGCAAGCAATGCGAGAAATCCGAACGCCGAAGAAAGTAGCAAAGAGCTTTATGGAGGGGAGGGTTAATAATGGCTGAACTCGTTATTAAAATCAATTGCGGGGAAGATAAATGTATGAATTGTGCGTCATTGATGCTGAAAGAGGGTGGGGCTGATTGTTTAATCTTCCGAGCCTCTCCAATCGAATCCTCAACAAGTTTCTACCGCCTGGAAGCCTGTAAAAAAGCAGAGATAAAAGAACTACGATAGCAGCAAGCAGCAACAACCGGGCATAAGCCCAAACCAACAACTCAATAAGAGGTAACACCTATGTTTGATGTAGACAATTTCCTTAACC